AAGGCGAGAGCCGGCGGCTTTGACAAGGAGCTGGAGGAGGTTTATCTCCGTTCGCGTATCTCGCGCTTGCAGGCGTTGCAGACACAGGTTGAACTGCGGATGAGGGAGCTGTTCGGCTCTCAGCGCGATGTGCTGCGTGACCATTTGCAGGAGCGTTACACCGACACCTACTACCGCACGGTGTACGCCGTCAGTCAGCAGATGAATGTTGCAAGCACATTCGCCCGCATTGACCCGCAGACGGTCGAGAAGATACTCGCCGTGCCGTGGCTCGG